ATAACATCAAGTTTAAAAATATTGATTTGTATCGTGTAGCATTTGTTCATAAATCATATTGTACTATGAAGAATAGTGATTTTGATAAAAGTAATATTAACTGCCCGGGAGATTGCTTACCTCTTCAAGATATGTCGTATGAACGCCTTGAATTTCTTGGCGATTCGTTAATAGGTATGATTGTAGCCAATTATCTATACAGTAGGTTTCCTGACCAAAACGAAGGATTTCTTTCAAAAATAAGGACGAAGATAGTGAATGGGCGGATGCTCGGCTATTTGTCAGACAAAATAGGTTTCCCGAAGTTTGCTATAATATCCAAGCAAGTTGAAGAATCAGGTGGTAGAAATAATTTTAAAATTATGGAGGATATATTTGAAGCGTTTATAGGCGCGTTATTCCTTGATTTTCAAACGGAGAGCGATAAGGTTCAGCTACCGAATAGTATTAATATATCCCCTTTCACAGGAGCAGGCTACTTCATAGTTGAGAGCTTTATCATATATATTATAGAAAATTATATTGACTTTTGCGAATTAATTAGAATTAAGAATAATTATAAGGATATGCTCGTCTCTTATATGATGCATAATCTCCAAGATATCCCTAAGTTTTACGAAGTCAAGGTATTGATGAAAGATAATGTCCGCATATTCACCTACTGTATAAAAGATAGAAACAACGCTATTATCGCTACATCTACGGGTAATAACAAGAAAGAAGCAGAGAATAACGCAGCAAAAGAGGCGCTTATATATTATAATGTGGATATTTGTGAGTATAATTCAAATATATAAAGATATTATAGAAACAAAATATATTGTCTTTATCTTTATGGATACATTGAATATTACGCATCTTGTTTTATCTGGTGGAGGTATGCGAGGTGTAATATTCATAGGAGCACTTAGATATCTATATATTGAGAATTTACATAAAAACATAACACATATAGCGGCAAATTCTATAGGCTCATTTGTAGCCCTTTTTATTACTTTCAAACTAACAATAGAAGAAATAGAGACAATTATTTATAATTCTATAGGTGATAATAATCTATGCAAGATACCTACTAAGAATTATTATAAACTTATATCAAATCTGGGTTTATGCTCTATATCACATTTTATGGAGCATTTAAGAAAATTATTGCGCATCAAATATCCCGATATGAAAGACATAACATTTATGGAGGCTTCTAAAAGGTTTGGGATTAACTTATATTTTTCTACTACGAATATTAATAGATGCGAGAATCGTATTTTTTCTATTGAGGATACTCCTGATATATCAATATTTACTGCTTGCGAAGCCTCAATGGCTATACCTTTAATATTTAACCCTGTTGTGATTGATGGCGAATATTATTATGATGGAGCATTTACAAATAACTTTCCTGTGAAAATATTTTCACATATATCCCAAGAGAATATAATTGGTATGGTTTTATACAAAGAGCGGGAGAAATATGAGCCTCCTAAGACACAGATAAATATTTTTTTCATTTTAAGACAAATATGTAGAATGTTTGAAATATTACGAGTTAATCAAGTAACAATAAAGGAGCTCAAAGAAGAAGATAGAGAATATTATTTTATGCCTAAAAATATTACATTACAGCATTCTATGAATGTAGTAGTAAATAGGAAAGGTGTATGTATAGAATTGTCAGTAGAGCAAGTGAATGAGATGATATTAATAGGATTCAGCAGTATGGCAGAGTATATTGATAAGCGAAAAGAGCTATTATATAATAAAAATAAAGTAAGACTGGGAGAGATGCAAGGGATGCAAGAAAACAGTGAATTATTTAGTTAGTTATTACATCCCTGATTTTTTTGGTGATTGCTTATGGGATAACTGCCTTGATGTAGGTTTTGTTTTTAGAACTCGTGGTACTTGCGAAGCTCGTGGTACTTGCGAAGCTCGTGAAGAATTTATTTTTGCAGTATTAGCCCTTCTAAGTAATACTGGAGCAATTGGAGCAATATTTACTGTTGTTTTAGGTCTTATACCAGGTCTTACATATCCTTCTCTAATACATAGTTCATCAACTGTTTGGATTTTATGCCGCGGATATTGTGTATATGCTCTTCTATTTGCGGTTTCAGGACGAGGATGAAGCATTGCAGGTTGATGCTGTACTTCAAATGCGACTCTTGCAACTCTTTGGTTATTTCTGTGAATAGGATATTGATAAAGCGGTATATTTTGATATAGATGCTTTGTCTGCTTTAGCCGATTATGTAGATGCGTCGGTTCAACTTTATTTTTATTGGAATTATTATTTGTTCTCTTCGTTTCAGCAAATTCAAGCGCTTTTTTTAACAAAAGATCCATTCTAATATTATAGATATAATTATATAATTATATATATTATTATTATAGTATTATAATGAATAATAATGATGAACCATATATATTCCTATTAGATTTAGATGGAACTATAATAGGTGATTGTAGTTATCAGTGCGATATTTATAATATACAAGAAATTATTAAAAAGAACATAATATTAAAAAATAATAATATCCAATTGGGAAATCTTGTAAAATACAAATCATTATGCGATAAGATGCTTGATAACTGCTATGATATGCAATCTAAATTGTTAAGACCTCACTTCACTACATTTATGACAGAGATGAAAAAGAAGTTTCCTAACAGTTTTTTCTTTATTTATACAGCTTCAGAGAAAACCTGGGCAAATAAGGAGATATTAATTATAGAAAAGCAAAATAATATTAAGTTCAACCGACCTATATTCACAAGAGATAACTGCTTAAAAGATACATCGGGTAATATCAGAAAGTCTGTAAATAAAATAATGCCTCAGTTATTAAAATCAATAAAAATGCCAAAGACACATTCAATAGCTAATAATATAATAATTATAGATAATAACCCTACATTTGTAGATTACACTGATAATCTGCTAATTTGCCCTACATATGATTATCTAAAGTTTCATAATTTATGGGAGAACATTCCTCACGAATATGCTAAAATATCTGAGCTTAAGCATTTTGTTTCAAAATTAATCTCAAATAAAAAAATGTATATTAAGAATAACCCTTCAAATACTGTAATATTAGAGAAATTACATAGATGGTTATATAGAAAATATAGAAAGATAAATAAGTATAATAATAAATATACTAACGATACATTTTGGCTAAATCTTGCGACTTTGATTAAACACCACAATATCACTACATTTAATAAGAAAAATATCAATATGCTGCATAAAAGTCTTTAATGAAGAATGAATCAATATATAAATATATGTTTTCTAATATATATATCTGTTAAAATGATATATATAAGTTTTGACATTGGTATTAAAAATCTTGCATTGTGTATTTTAAAACAGACCACCGAAGAGATACATATAATAGATTGGAGGATAATTGCTTTGGCAGATAAAAAGAAGGATATAAAAGGAATTGATGATATAGCTGAGAGAATATATATAGAGCTTGATAATATAATTGGTTATTTAAAAGGGAAAGGGATTGACAGCATTGACTATGTGCTTATTGAGAACCAGCCATCTAACCTAAATGGAATAATGAAAACTATCCAATATATTATATACTGCTATTTCAGTCTTTTAAAATACTGGGATAAAATGATAGATAATGTTGTTCTTGTGAATGCATCTCTTAAGACCAAAACGCATGACTATAAACCCGAAATACAAATCAAAATGGATGAAACAAAAAAAATTAAAAACTCTAAAGGGTTTCGTAGTGATAAATATAAAATGAACAAGCAAACCAGTATAGAGATATGCAAGAACTACATTAAAGATGATGATAGCTTATGCGATATTTTTGGCAATAACAAGAAAAAAGACGACTTATGCGATGCCTGTTTGCAAGCTGTCGCTTATATAAGGACGAATAATACAGAATCGGTAAGTAAAGGAGCATATAATAAATTGTATTATGAGGATGTTAGGGATATATCTATTTCTCACCCTCAAAATTAATATTTTAATTTTGTAAATAATATACATTAAATTTATTTTTTATATCATATTATATTAGAAAGATATACAATATGGCTGAAAGATGTTCTGCAGCAAGTGTTGGAGGTGCTAAGAAACGCAAGCTAACCCCCTATAATAAATTTGTAAAGAAGATGTACAAGGAGCTTCACAAGAAATTCCCTAATGATAGTGCGCCAGAAATTATGAAAAAAATTGGTGTGGAATGGAAAAAAACTAAGAAGTAAAGGTTTATTATAATATTACACAGTAAAAGCGCGTAATGCAGTAGACAATCACGGTTTTCTTGAAGATTTTGTAGGTGTTTTAGGTGTTTTGGGTGTTTTAGGTGTTTTAGGTGTTTTGGGTATTTTAGGTGTTTTAGGTAATTTTTTTAATTGTAAATCTTTATTTGCAGTTTCAGCTTTGGCATTAGCTTTGCTTTTACTTTTAGATCTATTGCCTCCTGTAGACATAGCTGTCTTAGCCACCTTAGCTGCAATAGCATCTGCTTCTGCATCATCGGCGGCAACAGCAGCAACAAAGCCTTTATTATCATACTCTTCGTAATTACCATCCCATGCAATAGCAATACCATTGTAATTACCAGGTAATATACCATTTAATTGTTTCCATTTTGCAAGTTTTTTAGTTCCTTCTAATTCTTTTCTTTTATTATCAATATTTACTCTCTTAGTCCACCAACAAAATCCCAATAGTGTTTTAGTTCGCTCTATCCACCAGTCAGGTGGTGGTTTATTCCATTCGCTTGGTTTTTTATACTCTTTTACTTGCGTATGTAAGTCATTATTAGGTAATAAAAAGTCGGGGATATATTTCCAATCATCACTACTTATATGATAATCATCATCTGGATCTTTGTATATATATACACCATTTAATGGCAGTGGTGGATTTTGTAATGCAATTATCGGGTCTGGACTCAAATTATAAGGGTTTTCATAAGCAAATGGGTATGCTTGTTGGTTCTTTCTCACATCCTGTATTCTCGTATATACAATTGCTCTACGAATGTAATTTCTTACAAATCTTGTTAGTCCTGTGTCAAACTTTTTATCATAATTTCTTTTTTCCCCTTTTGGTATTACTCCTAAATATTCTTGTTTTCTTATCCATATACCTTTATACCAGTAGGGTATAGGCGTAGTTTTTTTAAGAAATTCAAAATAAAATAAAAATATTTCAGGATATACTGCTAATTCTAAAATAATTGCAATTTTTCTATAAAACTCTATTAATTCATTATCAGAGTTTTTCTTATGATTTTCTGCAAGTTTTAATACTGCATAGCCTACATACTTTAATAATAAATTAATGTTAACGCAGCCATTTAATTTATTCGTAGTACCATCTTTAAAATCACTAAATAATAAATTATAATATCCAATATTTTCATCTAATTTTTCATCTTTGTTTAACTCATTATCATACCCACCTTTTAAAAATGCGAGTGTTTGTGATTTGCTTAATAAAACTTTTAAAGGTGCACCAGTAGGAAGCGCCTTTAAACAAACCCCTATGTTTTCTTCTATATATTTTAAATATACATAAAAAAACTCATTCCATTCATCATCTCCTATTGGATTTTGTGCTTCTTCCTCTTTAATAGCATCTAAACGATCCAACATTTCTTTTGATGGCTCAGTAGATAGGTCAAACCCGTCATCGTTTTCAGGTGATTTACTCGCAGCCGATTTTGCAGATTTTGCTGATCTTGCAGATCTTGCTGATTTAGATGCTGTATTTTTTATTCCTAATGCATCTTTTTTAACCTTTGCTGATTTCATACTTTGCGGTTATTATCTATTAGTATAAGTAGATAATATTTGCAATGGATACATATAAAAAACCAGAAAATGCTGACTATACAATATATAGCATATCAAACTGCAAATATTGTGTTATGGCAAAGGATAATATTAATAAGCTAAAAGCGCAGAAGTGCACTACTATAAATTGTGATAAGTTTATTATGACTTGTAGAGAAAGAGATAAATTCTATAATTTTATTAAACAATATACTATAATACCATATTTTCATTTTCCAATGATATTCAAAAATGGCAAGTTTGTTGGAGGTCTAAAGGAATTATTAGTTCATAATCAAAAGCCTCTTGAGAAGGCAAAGAAGCCTGTAAAGAAAAAAACAAAGTATTTAAATACAAGATACAATTAATATACATTAATATGATTGAAGTTGATGGAATTATCCTTATATTAAGTTGCCATAAACATTTAAATACGCGCCTTAAACACTTCAGGCTTCCTAAAGATAATTACAAAAACTGGAAAGTAATCTATGTAATTGGCGATCTGTTTTTAGATAGCGACTATAAACTTGAAGGCAACTTTATGACTATTAAATGCGAAGACTCCTATATTCATTTATTAAAAAAATTAGTGATGAGCTTAAAATATCTCTATGAAATTTATGATATTAAGGAAGGCGTCTTGCGCTGCGGGGATGACTTAATATTTAATGAAGACTTGCTTGAATCTTTCTTGGAAACTCCAAAGAAAAGACAATATATCAAAAATTGCGAGAATTATACTGAGGATATTGATTTCTTAGGCAGATCACCTTCTGGCAAAAGCTTGCTTTCGCATGAAATATCTGATGCTGATATTAAATCAACAACAAACGATAAATTTATGGTTAATTACTATATAGATCACCCAGAGGACTTTGATAATCCTTTGCATAATCTTAAAGGAGTTAATATTTCTAAATATACTAAGCGTCCTCATATTCCTGTCGGGCCCTGTGGTATTATGTATTACATATCTAATAAATCTTGTAAAATATTGATTAATCATTTGAATAATATTAAATATGATATATTCCATTACGACAAATACACCGATTCATATCCATATACTATTGAAGATTGTGCCGTATCATATATATTGTATTATAATAAAATAAGTTTCATACATTGGATTAATATGTATCACGATTATCCCTACTATAATAATGATGTCCTTGCTATTCATACAAATATGAACAAATAGAAAAAATAAAAGGATATAAGAGGGTTTCTAAATAATATAATTAATACATATAAAATATATGAAGATTGAAATTGATGGAGTTATTCTTATATTAACTTGCCATAAATATCAGGATACGCGACTTAAAAAATTCAAACTTCCTAAAGATAATTACAAAAACTGGAAAGTAATCTATGTAATTGGCGATCTGTTTTTAGATAGCGATTATAAACTTGAAGGGAACTTATTGACTATTAAATGCGAAGACTCGTATTTTCATTTATTAAAAAAATTAGTGCTTGCATTAAAATATCTTTATGAAATTTATGATATTAAAGGGGGTGTATTGCGTTGCGGAGATGACTTAGTATTTAATGAAGACTTGCTGCAATCTTTTTTGGATTCTCCTAAACAATATAAAATTAAGAATAATATTGGTGATATAGATTTTTTAGGTAATTGTTCTACAGGTAAAAGTATGTTTGAACACGATTTAGAAAAATATGAAAATAAATCATCAGCGTCTCTACATTTTGTATATTATTACAAAGATCATCCAGAAGATTTTGATAATCCATTGCATAATCTTAAAGACATTGATATATCTA